TTTAGGATTCCTAAATTTTTGAACTTCGTCTACTATTATACAATCATATCCTTCAGCATATAAAGGTCTATAAAGTGTTTCCTTTTTAACTCCTTTTTTAGATTCTTCATGATAAGCTGTTAATACGTCACATCCAATGATTGTATATCTTGCATCATCATCAATCCAGTTAGATTCACCCCAAATTATTTTGCAATCTTGTCCCCAATGTTTTAATTCTTTTTTCCAGTCAAGTTGTTTACCTGCAATACAAACTATAAGAACTTTATTACACTTTCCTTCGATAGTTGCAGCTATTGAAGAATAAGTTTTGCCTGCTCCAACTGTATCCATCAGAAAGCATTTTTCGTTATGCAAAAGAAATTTTACAGCATTCTCTTGATGTTCGTATAAATTTCCTTTGGAAAATTTTGAATTAAGTTCTTCAAAATTTACAGAGAATCTTGAATAATTTTTTTCGTATAAATCTCCAACCTCTTCTCTATGTAACCAAAAATATACAGGGTTTGATCCAATCTTTTTAAAAGAAACATGATACCAATTATCGGTTTCGCCTATAACCGCATTGATAGTTACATTTTTTATGGGTCTATTTAAATTAAAATCTTGTTGGATTCTTTTTTCAGTTTTTTCACCGACTTCTAAAGTAAGTTCTTTAAATCCGAAAGGTGAAAATTTAAAGTTCTTTAGAAGGTATTCATTTTCAAATTCAGATAATTCATAATTGAAATCATTACGATATTTTTTCTCAAGTTGAATTATAAAGGGGTTATTACCTGAATATTGAAGTAATTCTTTTAATTGAAAGTTAGGATATTCCATTATATAGTATTTATAAGAAAACAGTATTAATAAATAATAAGTTCCATATGAATATATCTCCATTAAACCATAATAACAAATTTTTTTCAGAAGAAGAATATAAATATTATGTTGATTCAGCAAGAGAACATATGGCTTCTTTAAATACAAAGATAATATTTTATAAAGTAAATAAAGAAAAATCACAAATAGACGATTTGTATGGAGAAGCTTATAAGGAGGAAATTCAATTAGATTCACCTATTGAAATACCTGCAATAGTTAAATTAGAAGCTTCTGAAAATAAAGCCTATGCTTCGGATAAGTCAATGCTTCGATATGAAGAATATGGTAATTTGACAGCAAGTTTATTAATTTCAGATTTAGAATTATATAAAGCAAATATAACATACGGTGATTATATTGGATATAGGGTTAGTGAAACTTTAGTTTTATTTTTTGAAGTTTCAAATGATCAACAAAAATTTTATCAAAATAAAAATACTTTTTTAGGATATAAAAGTTTTTGGAAAACTATAACATGTACACCAATAAATAAAGGAGAGGGCTTTTTTGAATTATGAGACAAACAATAGATAATGGTCAACAGTTGAGTGGGAAACAATTGCAAATGAAGTACTATGAAAATGGTCTTGAAAATGATACGTTTTTTCCTAAAGGTGTTCATATTGATGACATAGACAGAGCTGTTAGAGATGTTTTTAAGACAGAATTTGAAGTTACTTCAGAAGGTGAAAAGGTTCCTTTTTTAGATATCTTTTCTATACAAAGATTTTCTGAATATATGAAAACTTGGCAAAGCACCGATGAAACTAATACGGTTAAGCTACCTTTTACCTTATTAGTTAAAGAGCCAGCTGAAAAGGGTACAAATTTAAGTAATGCTGCAAATATCCCAGGATTTCCAACATTTCCTCTTTGGAAGAGGAATATTGTTAGAAATGGTAAGGCTACAGTAGATTACTATAAAATACCTCAACCTGTTAATATCGATTTAACTTATAAATTCCACATATTTACAATGCATCAAAGACTTGTAAATAAAATGGATGAATTGATGTTGCATCAGTTCAAATCTTTACAATATTATGTAGTTGTAAATGGTCATTATATGCCTATGTTTTTAGATACTATTGATGATGCTTCAGAAACTGGAGATATAGATAAAAGAAGATATTATCAAAGAGTTTATGTTTTGAAAGTTAAAGGCTATTTATTAAGGGAAGAAGATTTTGAATTGGTTTCTTCTTTAAATAAAATTAATATAAAGATTGGAGAATCAATAGTTAAGGATAGTAGAGTTTGTATTGTAAATCAGTTAGATCTTGATTGTGATTTATGCTTAAATTTTAAATTTAATAGAAAGTCACCAAATTCAAACACTTACAGGGTTCCTCAGAAATTAGAATTTTATTATGATAACCAAAGCATATCAAACGACTATAATTACTTTCTTAACGGTCAACTAGTTACACTACCTTTTATTGCAGATGTTGGAGATGAATTGACAGTTGCACATAATATGGGAAATTCAAATGTAATTAATATACAGGTTTGTGGAAAAAAAATAACTTAAAAATATATGATTTAGAATTCTAAAAGATATTTATAATTAAAATATAACAAAATGGCGATAAGTAAACCTAATCTTGCTCCTTCAATAAAATTTACAGAAACAGATTTAACCTTTTCAACTGGAAGAAATTTCGGTGTAACTAGTTTAGGTATCTCAGGTGAATTTTTGAAAGGTAGAGCTTTCACACCAATTTCAATCGATAATGTCGAATTATTCACTCAAGTTTTTGGTGAATCAAATGCATGTAAGTTCGAAGGAACTTCACAACCTATTTATGAGGGTGTTTATATAGCAAAACAATTCTTAAAAGAAAGTGACCAACTCTTTGTTTCGAGAGTACTTGGTTTGACAGGTTACGATGCAGGTGATGCTTGGGGAATTTCCTTCGGTGCAGCATTAGATCCTTCTACGGTTGCTATAACTGGTACTTCATCATTTACAGCTACAATTAATTATGTAAATGGTAATGTAGGAAGTGTAAGTTTCAGTAATTCTACACTTCAAGACCTTTATGATGCAGGTCAAATTGCTAATTCTTCTTTAGGCAGCAGCACACTTTTAACAGGAGACACAGTTTTAGTAGGAAATGCCTTCTTAGGAAATTGTGAAACTTTTGTAGGTGCTCGTTTCAACATGACTGTCACAAATAAAATTGAGACTTATATTTGTATCACAGGTGAAACAAGTGTTTCAGAAACAGTTCAAGTTCCTTCTGAAATTCAAAATTGTCTTGTAATTTATTCGGGCGGTACTGTGACTTATGATAGTACATTCATTATTACTGTTGAAAATTCTGTAGTAGTTCAAAATGTTACAACTAATGAATTAACAATTGTTCCTTCTGGATTTTTGACATTAGTTGGTGGTACTATCACTCATGGTGTTGATGGTTCAATTACAATTGAAGATGGTTCAATTTTCTTTCCTAATGGAGATGTCTTCACAGGTGGTGAATATAAAATATGCGATTTGAATGATAATACTGCTGTTTATAATTGTGAAACTATAGATGGTATCAATTATACTCTTACTACAGGAACTACTATCATTTTTAATACTGTAACATCAGGAACAACTCAACAGATTGTTTCACAGATTCCTTCAGGCTTGATTCAACTTGATTTTTCAGGTACTGTTACAGAACTTTCAGGTATGCCATATGCACAATATGATAACATGGTTGTAGCATTGATGCGTTCTTATGCAAGTTATGATGGAGATGAAATTTTAAATTTCCAAGTAGAAGGTAATGTAATTTCTATTGAATCTATAGATGGAGGTACGATTTATCCTACTGATGACTTTTTAATCAAAGGTACAAAAGTAAATGGTAGTACATTTGAATACAATGTATCTTTAGATAAGAGTAAATCGAATTATATCGCAAGAGTTTTTGGTAACTTTATCCCATGTTGTAGAACAAATAATCCTTTATATGTTGAAGATTTATTTGAAAATAGCTTCAATTATTTATTGGATAACAATTTGGTATATTGTATCAAACCTTCTATTTGTTATATCAATACTTTAGATAACTATAAAGAACCGTATCAAGGTGCAATGACTCCTTGGGTTGTTTCTGAATTGAGAGGTAATCGAGTGTTTAGATTATTCCGAGTTCATACATTTACTGATGGTAATGCTGCCAATACAGACATTAAAGTTTCTATCACTAATATTCGTCCTGATGCAAAAACGTTTGACCTTCAAGTTAGAGGTTATGGTGATACAGATAAAAAACCTGTTATTCTTGAATCATATTCAAGACTTACTTTCAGAGAACAAGATAATAACTTCATCGGAAGACGTATTGGTACTGTAGATGGTAACTATGTTCTTAATAGTAAGTACATTATGATTGAATTGGCTGCAGATTGTTTGGAT